GCCAAAAACTGCTCGGGGCCTGAGTAGCAACCCCTAGCGAATGCCCCCGTGCTTGGGTGGTAAAAGGAAAAATCGCTCATTTCTTGATCGCCTCCAAGCGCATCTCCATGTTCCGAAGGTTGCACGCATTCCCTGTTTGCGGCCCCGTCCTCGGGAACCCCCCTGCAGCGACCATCAGGTAAAACGTTTTCGTCTGCCCGGCAGTCATCGCAAAACGTTTTGAACACGCGAGGGAGCCTTTTGCAAAGGCATCCGTGGTGTTTAGGTTCCGAACCCGTTCATTGGTGGCGACGAAAGACAAGGACGCCGCGTCCGAAATGTCGAAGTACGTCGAATACTGCGCGACGACGCAAACCTGGTCGACGATGCCTGCCGTGGTAATCGCCACGTCGCAGTTCGCCGGGGCCGTGTAGCTGATGGACAGGACGGAAGACGCCGTGAGAGGGTAGCTGAAAATGTCAACGTCGGCGGTCGTAACGGTAATCACGTCAGTCGCGGCCGCTGCGGCCAACTCATTGGTGTTGATCGATCCCGCGCCCACATACGGCTGCCAGGCCCCGCTTACGCGCTGGTAGGCCTTGGTCGAGCTGATCCAGATTGACCCGTCCGGCACGCTGCCGGGATCGGTGTCCTGGTAGAACACGGTGTTGCGCGTGGCCGCCAGGTCGCCCGTGTAGGAGTTGCGATCAAGGTCCTGTGTCCAGGATCCCCATGCACCAGCCGTGCGCAGCGCTGTGCGCCGCCACGTCTTGCTGCCTTGATAGGCGTATTGCACGTTCGGGCCGCCCGAGTCATCCACGAACTGGATCAGCGTTTCAAGCGTGCAATACGTCCCGTCCGAACCACTCAAGCCGATACTGCTTGCCTGCTTGAACTGCAAACTTCGACCCCACGGGTATTCACTCGGCAAGTCATCTCGATCACGCGCCCCGAACACGCCGGTGGCGCCACCCAAATCAACGGTCTTGCCTGCGTTGTCGAGCGGCTTGCCGGTACCGCTGATGCTGTTCCAGACAGCCAGCGTGCCTGCCACCTCGGCGATCTTGTTCAACAGGGTCTGTCGGGCGCTGTAATACGCTGCCCAAGTTGCTTGATCGACGGCTGGTGTGATCAATGTGTCTGAGGTGGTGTCGTTCCACGCCGGACTTAGGCTGCTCAGGTAGCTCACCAACGCGTTGAATGCGCTGATGTAGGCAGTGCGCTCGGTGGTGACGCCGTAGGCGCTGGCCTGTGCCGCAATGCCAGCCTGCTCGTCATAGATGGCCTGGTACTGCTTGATGACAGCAGGCTTCTCCGACGCGTCCAGGTAGCCATTGCTGCGCATCGTGGCCAGGGTGCCGAGTGCGCTGGTAGCGTTGCCGGCTGCGGTGTCTGCCGTGCCTTGTGCAGCAGCGGCAGCTGCGGCAGCCGCACGCGCATCGGTCACGTCCACTAAGCGCACATCCTGCGCAGCCTGCTGCACCGCGCTGCTCCCGTAACCGCTGTATTGAAACCACACAAAGACCTTGCAATACGAAACGTCCGCCGGAATCGGTCGGCCGGCCACGCCAGCGCCAAAATCAGCACCGTATCGCCGCCAAGCCCCATCACTGGTGACGACGCCGCCGAAGGTGTAGCCTGCATAGCTGCCGCCCCAGCCGGTATCAGTACCGTTCAGCTCGACGCCATTGGCGCGGAACATCCGTACTACGAGGTATTGGTCTCGGTCATTACCAGGGGCTGCCCCCAACATGGCGCTGAAGTTGTAGCGGCGCGCTGGGTCGAGCGGGATGGTTTCGCGTGCAGTAACGAAGGTGTTTGCCGAGGCGGTGCTGGACCAATATGAGGTACCAACCGCGCCTGCGGCAGCCGTGTAAAGGATGACTGCGTCGCCCGTCACATCCCAGGCGCTTGCGTCGTCGCATGCGGGGTTGGCGTTCAGTGCCGCGCCGCCACCGCTGGCAAGCGAATTTCCTGCGCCAATCTTGATTGTGTTGTCCACCGTGATCGTCTGGCTCACCGGTGTGCCGAGGTTCCCGCTGGTGTCCACATCAGCCGCCCACACGGTATAGCTGCCCAGCGCTGGCCAGGGCCAGATGAAGCCGTTGGCATCGCTGGTGCCGGGCACTTTGACCCCAGTGCTGAAGCTCACGCCATAGCGGTAGATCGTGTAGCCATAGTCCAGCTCGACGGTGCGCGAGCAAGTGCCTTTCATCGCGCCGGGGATGAGGCTGAGCGCGAAGCCGGTGATCGTCGCGGGCGCTGCGGTCTTGCCGAAGATATAACAGGACGAGAACACCGGGTCGCTGCGCCGCCCCAGGCTGTTCACCACGGTCACACGGACCACGACGTTTGTGCCGTCCTGCACTCCGTTGACCAGCACCTCGTTGTCGAGCGGTGGGACTTTCACGAGGTTCCACAACTCCGAGTTGACGCTGGGGTTCTGCCAAGCCACTTCGACGTAGGCGTCGCCGTCCATATAGGGCGACGTGCTTGTCGTCCAAGTCACTCGCATGCGCGAGACGATGCCGCCGTCGGCACGCCGGTCAAGTTCAGCAGTGCCGGCCACCGCGGCAAATCCGGCCAGCTTCGGCACTAAATTCGGATCGGCCAAATCGCTGTTTGGCGTGGGGTCGGCAATGCCGGCGTCGGCAAGGTCGTAGGCGGCTTCGGCGTCCTCTTGCAACGTCAGCAGCACCGCGGCGTCTTGCGAGAACTCCCAATTCAAAATCTGAAATTCTTTGGCGGTGAAACCGTACTCGGCATTCGTCACGCGCACGCGTTGGCCGACCTGCAGATCCCAATGCTTCAGCTTGGCCGGGTAGACGATGGTGAGACCGTTGCGCGCGACCTCAACCGCGATGCGCGCCAGGTTCGCTGCGCGCGCTGCGTTGTCGGTGTAGGGGAAAGCCAAGTTCTCCCACAGCTCCTGGCCATCCGCCGTGACGAATGTGGTGTTCTGGTAGGGCGGATTGATCTCTGCGCTGGCGGACTCACCGTAAGGTATGAACGTGCCGCGCACCCCGTTGAAAATCTCGTCCATCGGTGCGCCAGCCTGCGCGATTTGCAGCGGCCCCATGTCGTCGCCGTCCACAATGTCGCGCACGGGCGTCGTCCATGCGCCGGCCAGAAGGGTCCAGCCCGCGCCGTTGATTGCTTTGCCTCCCATAGAGAGCAGCATGTCGCGCAGCACGCTTTCTTTGTCCTGGTCTGAGGTGAAGCTGCCATTGATCGTGTACCGGGCCGCAGAGCCGGTAGTAGGGCCTGGTGGGCCAATCCCATCGGGCGGGTAGGCGTAGACGGTGAAGGGGATCGACACGTCACAAGCATTGGCTGCAACGATGGTGGCCGCCTCGATTGGGACGACGCCGAAACCCCAGCGCGAGCGCAGCCAATCGTCCGTGCAGAGCGCTGCGTTCGTGGTGTATTTGTAGGTGCCGTCACGCGGGTCATAGATTTCGTCGCGGCCCTCCAGGTCGAACAGGATGCGCGGAATGCCGCCCTGAAATCGCTGCTGCTTGAGGTTCAGCGTGATGACCGCTCCAGCCCGGCCGCGCAACCGATCGGTGCTCAGCCATAGGCTCGGCACTTGGCTCATGAGCCACGAGTCGGCGGTCTGAGTGTCCGAGCCAAGGAATTTGCTGATGTAGACCTCGGACACGCTCGCGCCGCCGAAGCTGTAGGTTACATGCCATGTCCAGGCCGAGGTGATCGTCGTGCCTCCAAGGCTCGCGGGCAATGTCAAGGTCGCGCCGCTCAGCGAGTAATCGCTCGGGCTAGCCACCAGCACTGTGTCGCCGAAGTTCGCCTGCACCGTCACGATCTCTGGCATCAGCGTGCCAAACACCCGGCCGCCCGTGTAGGTCGCAAGCCCGACCATCTGAGAGGCCCCGGTGCCTGCAAACGTGCTGGTCTTGGTGTTTTCGTAGCCCTTGGAAAAATCGCTGCTGTTCGACCATCCGGCTGACCCGGTGACGCCGCAGCGAGTGCCGTCGATCAGCACGTCTTTGATTGACTTGACGCGATGCGATGCGCAGATCACCACCAAGTGTTTGAGCCCGTCGGTTTTGACGGTGCCATTTTCGTCGGTGTAGTCGCTTGTGAAAATCGCCACCACATCGCCGCCGTACAGCCCCGCACCGTAGACCACGCGCTCGGGCGGGGCTTCGCTCACCGCAGTAATCATGCGGTCTTGCAGGCCGTTGTTGTAGTCGGCCCGTGCTTGCCGCTCCGCAGCACGCGCAGCGCGCCCGGCCTGCACGCCC